TTTGGCAGTGGCGCCAGAGCCACCATTACCGGTAACAGTAATAGTAGCTACAGCACCACCAGCACGACCGAGTTCAATGCCAGGGAATGGATACCAAGTCTCAGTAGCAATCGAGGACTTATACAGCCCAGAAACTTTCTGACGGGTAGCCATTTTCAGATACCTATCAGGTGGTGGCCTGCAGTTCGATTGCAGCAGCGGGGTTCAGAGTGCCGCAGCCCATAGCCATACGACCGAGGATCACATCACCCTGGTAGATCACCGACACGTCACCACTGGTAACTTGCACTTGGGGACCAACGGCCTCCACAACACCAGCAGCTTCCTTCTGGTAGATCAGACCACAGTGATTGGTGAAGTCACCGCTGTAGTCGTTGTTCTCACCAGTCACAGCAGACACACTGCCAGCCATGAAGGGAAGGTTGTTGGACTTCTTGATGGAGATACCAGCGATCTCATACAGGCCAGAGCCGCTGTTCAGGTTACCCTGAGTACCACCGAAGTCACGGTTGAGGATGTTGCTGTCAACCTGGCTGATCAGAGCCAGATATTGACGAGGAGACAGCACAGCAAAGCGACCTTGCTGGGGCACGTTCTTCTCATCGAGGATGGCAGCAGCTTCGAAGAAACCATCCACCAGAGCCTGGGCGTCATACTGTTTGCCGGTGCCCAGCTTGATCACCGAACCGCCGGGCTCAGGACCAGGAGCGGAGGTGATGGGGTGAGCTTCACGGGCAGCTTTGGCGATCTGACGGAAGATCTTCTTGTCATAAGCCTCAGCGAGGGCATGACCGATCTTCTTGGAGATTTCACCACGCAGATCATAGTGAGCGAGCGTCTCATCCAGGTCATACACGAAGGCAGAGCTGACGAGAAGGTCGTCACAGACGATGGTCTTTTCGGCCACCGGGGGATCACCACTACCCAGGATAGGAGTACCAGGGGTGTGGTAACCAGCCGTCATACGGCCAGTGAAAATGAACTGAAGAGACTTACCGTTCTTCAGGCTACGACGCATCACAGTGTCACGAGCGATGCATGCAGATTCATACGCTTTGAACAATTCTCCGGAGAAGATTTTCAAATACGTGGCATACTTAGTATCGTATGCATTAGTACCGGCAGTGCTAGAGACTGCCTTGTTAAGCGTACCGAGTACGGATTGAGTGGCGTTTGCCATTGTTAGAAAAGAGAGAGAAGTTAATAGTTCTCCCTAACCGGTTAGGAATTCACAAGTAAGTTGTGCATTCATGTATCTTTGTTTTTGTCTGTCTCTCCAGACTGTCAATGGCTGAAGGGTGTCCGCCTTAGCGGGCCTTGAGCCAACTCCTACTGATGGAATCGAACCACCACTTCCGGTTTTGTTGCCGGTGTCATGCCATTTGACCAAGTAGAAAGAGATGTCCAGCCTGCACGACTGGACTTAATTACTAAGCAAACACCCGAACTGGTTGTTCAGGACTCACGGAATACTGGTTCCAATCTGTAGGGATGTCACCAATAAAGTTAACGTGCCACCCAACAACATTAGGGATCTCACCAATCACATCCAACGCATGACTGTGACTGGCGGTAATCCAGGTGTCGTCTTCTGTGCGGTAGTCGGCCAGTGCGGCCATGCCGGTGGCTTCGTCGGGGAATCGAAGGTAGTGGGTCATCGCGTCACCTCTTGGAGCGTGGTGTTGGATAGGCGTTGCGGCCAGTAGGTGAGGCGGTTGATGGTGCCAGACCAGTTAACAGACGCTGTACTTCCAGCTTTTCCTATGTAAAGAGCCGATACAGTGGGAACAGTGCCAGATACATCTACCGCTGGAGTGCCTCCATTCACCACCAAAGCAAAATCATCAAGTCTGTATGCAAGGCTACTATTTGCCGTGCCAGTCAAAAAGGCATTTGCGGACGCAAGCGATGCTTGAGTTGTAGCAGTGGCAACCACAGCCGCATTTGCTGCGCCTGCTGTATTACTACCAAGAAAGAATCTGTTGTTATTGGTGCCATCACCAAACTCAAGGGATATCCTCGAAACGTCAAAAGATCTACTCAACCCCTTTTTCACAAACACCGTCCCCTCATCCTGCCGATACCAGCTGCTGAAGTTCGCCCCCGTGATGCTGGCCACGTCGGCACTGCGGGTGACCGTGGCAGTGGTGGTGGGGATGTAGCTGGTGGGGAAAGCGCCAACCTCGAGCTGGGCGCCCCAGATGAAGACAGTGCCGGTGCCGTTACCTTGATAGGTGCCACCTGTCCCATTTCCTAGTCGGAGTACATAAGCACCTGTTGCGCTAGCTGTTGCAGTAGCCGTTGACATTAACCTATACCAGCCGCCACCAACACTTACGATGGAACTAGTAACGCCACCTCCTGCTGACGTAATCGACCCATTGGATAGATTGAACCGGGTTGCTGCCGATGCACCAAAGATTGCAGAAGGCAATGCCAGAATTAGCTCTGGCAGTGTTCCGGCTTTTGCGTAGACACTGTATGTGTACGAAAGACCAGATGTACCGGCTATGTTTGCTTGTCGTAGTTCATGTGCAACAGGTGAGACATCAGCCGTATCCGTAAAACTCCATGCGGTATTGGTACCGTCAGGAGCCGTACCTGCTGCTGTTGTTTCGTTGCTGTTGCTGTTGGTCCAAGTCGTATCGAACCCATTACTCTGCAGCAGCAGATTCGTCCTCTGCTCCTCCACCAGCAGGCCCAGGCTTTCGCCGGTCGTGGGGTTGTGGTCGAAGCGTGGGGCCGAGTTGATGACGCTGGTGGTGGGGATGTATTCGCCGACGGTGGGGGATTCCTCTAGTTGGGCGCCCCAGGCAATAATTGTTCCGGTGCTGCCGTTACCACCGCCAACTCCTGTTCTGTTTTCAAACCCAACAAAAGCAGCGGTATTTCCGCTTGGAATTGTTACCGTAAGTGAGTATCGAGTTAATGTTGGCGTAAGATTAACAACAAGTTGCCCGCCACTACCTGTAGAAGTGCCAGCAATACGAATGACCGTTTGTGTTTTCGTATTAGAAGCAACCCATACAGAAAAAGTAAATGTAGCGCCAGCGGGCGCGTTGCTTACTACTTGATACCTATAAGACGATGCGTTTGTAAAATCAATGGTGTCAGCGGTTAGCGTGCCATTTGGGGCTGTATTGGTATTTGCGGTAACTGTTGTATTTGATTCGCTACCTGTCCATCCGGTATCAAACTCCTCACTCCGCAGCAGCAGGTTCGTCGTCGCGGTCTTGATCAGCCCGTCGCTGCCCACGTAGGTGCCGCTGCTGGCGCGGGTGAAGGTGACCAGCGATTGGCCGGTGACCGCATCGATCAGCGACTTGTTGTCGGCTAGGCGTAGGTCGAGACTTGGAGACGCTTTAGCTCGACGGGTTAATTCATTACGAGACCACCCAGGAGTAAGGAGTGGCCTCTTATTAGGAAGAGCTAAGGTCATAGCTCAGTTCTGGACAATTGCCAGTTCGATAAAGTGCTGTTCACCACTTGTCGGGGTGTAGGCAGCTGTTGCTTGGAGTTGACCAAACAGGCTAGTGCCAGTAGCGACAAACGGAAGGTTGACAAACGTAGTCAAAGCAGAGCTGCTATCACTACCAGTGCCTTGAGTGGTATGTGTGAAATCAATAGAACCAATACGATTAGCACGGTTAGCCCACAAAAGAGGGAACTGTGCGTTGTCATTTACTGCCGTTGCGGATGCACGGTAGAGGTAAAGACGGAACGAGGCGTTTGCAGTGGTGACAGAGTTCTTAATGTGGCGAGCTGAAAGGATCAGACCGGAACCACCGTTGAAACGAGATGCACCAGAAAATGTCAAAATGGTTGGCGCAGTAGTGCTATTACTAACTGCATCTTGTGCGCTGTAAGCCGTGGTATCACTAGGACGAGTGAACGCCGCAGAGGTGTACCTTTGGAAGCCACCAGCAAGCACTGACTCAGCAGAGTATCTAGTACTGTTGATCGGCCAGGTTGTAGCTCCTGTATAGGTCATTGATGTTATCGGAGTTGTTGGATGGTGACTTCTCCCACCCCTTCGCTGTACACACCAATACGTTGAGCAGCCGCTTTACTGAGGTCAATGGATCTACCGTGAACAAACGGTCCACGATCATTGATACGGACATCAGTACAGCGATTGGTTCTTTTGCTACATACTCGAACCTTGGTTCCAAAAGGAAGGCTTCGGTGAGCAGCAGTCATCGCATTCATGTTGTAGATCTCACCACTTGCAGTCATCCTCCCGTGATAGGGGACGCCATACCAAGAGGCAAGTGCAGCAAAGGTCAGTGTGAATAGTGTCATTGGTTCAGTGCAAAGGACATTTATATTGCTTACTCGTCCATCACACATTCAGTTAGAACTGAAGATCCGACCTATCAAGCTTGTTGAATACATCCTGACGATATGCAGGATCACTCTCATAGCGTGGGTCGTTCATTGCCCGCACCACCTCTGCTTGGCTACGGAAGACATCCATGCTTTGAGCAGGTTTGCCTTGGATCATGTCACCTTCGTATCCCATAGCATCGGTGTAGCGGTAATAAAGAGCTTGAAGAGCCAGGTTAATTGCAGCTACATTGCCTGATTCCACAACAGAATCAAAGGCTTCAATCTCCTGTGGTGCAAAGTTTTCAGCAGCCCAGCCAACGAGTTGTTGGTAAGCAGCCTCACCACCCACAGCATTCTGAATCTGATTCACCTGTTGAGGAGACAACTCAGCAGCTTGAGAGACTTGCTCTTGCTCCGGCAGCTGTTGTTGCAGACGGATGTATGCATCGACAAGTTCAGTCGACGACATCTGAGAGAAAGCCTCAAGGGTTTCCTGACTCAATTCACCGTTCTGCTGAAACTCACTGGAAGCTTCAAACAGGAAGTCCACATACGGATCTTCAGTCAACTCCTCTTCGGTTTCAACTTCAGTCTGGTCTTCGTCAGACTGGTCATCGTTGTTCTGATCCTTGGAACCGAACTTACGTTGGAGTTCAATGTAAGCTTGTTCGAGTTCTTCAGCACTCCTATATTTGCCAGCTAGCAGGGACTCTTGGTCCTGCTCCATCTGTTCGCCAATTGCATAGGCTTCAGACTCACTGGCTTCCTGAGCATCAATGGCTTCAGGATCAGTGCTCGGATCATACGTCAGATTGATTGCCATAGTTAGTAATAGTTTTCAACCCACCAAGACCAATCCGCTCAACGCGGTTAGGCACACCAACAGTTGGTTTACCAAGCTTGTCTTTGGGGGCATATTTGTTTGTATCGAAGGAAGTCGGAGAAGCGATCTCAGGGCCTTCAGGCTTAGGCACCGGGTTGTCCACCTGGGGTTTCTTGTAGGGCACCCTCTGTGGGCGGGACGGCTTCGTATCCAATGGCATTGTTAATTACGTCAGGGGCGTTAGGGTTCTTGGTTGGATCAGCAATTGGTGCAGACAACATCTGACCAGCTTGTTTGGTAAGTTCCATACCTTGCTGCATCTGCATGTTCTGCTGCATCTCTTGTTGCTGTTGATCCATCGACTTGACAAGGTTGAGTACATCAATACCTTGTGCAGCAGCAAGACGTTTGATGGCTTCATCAGGATTGATGAACTTCATCAACGCCTCAGGACCTAGAGCTTGAGCAATTGTCGCGATAAAGGTCGTGAGAGATTCACGATCTTGACCCCGTCCAAGAGCATTGATACCAGCCACGATGGTGGGCGAGACGAGATCCTTAGGAATCCTGGGCAGCTCACCACTACGCTGTAGAACCAACAGCTTACGGTTCAGATAAGGAACAAGGAACTCAACAGTCAACAGGGAGAACAGTCCACCCAGTTGTTGTTCCAGTTCCATCTGCGTGAGGCGGACCTCTTCCGCTGTAGTGCGTTCGCTTTGACGAACCGTCATCACCAGGAAGGCTTCGCTGATCCTCCGCTCCAGTGTTGCTGACAGTTCAGCAGCAGTCCGGAAGTCAGCAGTCTTACCAACCTGAATGACACCAATATCATCAGGTCGTCCCTGAACGATGGCACCATTGCCTGCTTGGGCGATGGTCTGGGGTTTGGTAGTACTGGAGGGCGACACCACGAAGACCACCTTTGCAGCTGCTGCAGAGCCTTCAACGAGGGCCTGAGCGAGTGCTTCAAGGGAACGGATGTCACCCAAGAATTCCTCGACGCGACCACGTCCGTAGTTCTCACCGTCAACAGTGTTGAACCGCAGGACCAGCCACGGGGAAGCGTCTTTGGGAGCCTTACCTTCAGTGCCAGGGATGCGCTTGTCAAACGCTTCTTGATGCCAGATCCAACGGTTGTTATCAAGACTTACGTGGGTGTAAACCTCGACATCACCGTCAGTCATGGTGCCGTTACCACCGATATCACCCGCGTGATTCGGACGGGGTTCCTTGTCTAGGAAGTTAGCTGGCAACAGTTTCCTGTTGATCAGTTCTTTGGTAACAATCTCAATGACATTACCATTGCCATCTCGTTCTACGACATAGCGGTTCAATGGGTAGTGCTTAAGCCCTTCCTTGCCCATGTACATCAGGGCATTACCACCCACCACCAGATGCTTGATTGCTTGGTGAACTGTAACTCGATCACTGGATGCAGCAATCGAATCCATCACCATCCGTTCAAGCTTGGCAAAGCTCAGGTCAAGTTCAGATCGGACTTCAGCGGGTAGTTGAGTACCGAGCTTGTCATCACGAACCTGAAGCTTAAAGAACGTGGTCTGAGGTGGAAGCAATGCAAGCATCAGCTTTGATGCAAGCGTTACAACTGCCTTAGCTCCAACGGATTGCCAAGGTGTAGGAAGTTTCTGCCAAGTAGTACGACCCTCATCATTCTGGATGAGGTACGGAAGGGTTAGCCTAGAGCATTGAACAGCTACATCGAGAAACTGAGCACGGTTCCTAGTAAGGTGATCGTACCTAGTTCTTGCGTTCATCTAGTTAACCAATGTTGATACCGCCACCACTGGATCCACCAGTGTTGAGGGGGATGCGAAGAGACGCCACACCTTTGTTCATGTTGAGGGTGGACTTACGTTTGGACTTTGCAGTCCGTACACCAGCACCGTTGTCATCCAGATTGCTCCGAGTAGATGTAGGGCCAGGTGTGTAGTCAGGAGCTTTGGGAGGCGGGGGGATCATCGCCAACATCTCCCGGTAGGACTGCTCTTGTTGAGCAGCTACAGCAGCGGCATCACGCTTGGCTTGTTCACGAGCGTGGTGCGCTTGTCGGTTTGCATTACCTGCACACATAGTTAGAGTTCCTCATCAGTAAGACGATTAACGATCCACTCAACCACCGATCTCTGTCCGCTCTTGAACATGATCATGTTGATTGGATCATTAGGTTGAGACAGAAACTGGGGGAAGTTATCCTCCAGCTCCTGTACTAAACGCTCTACAGTCAGCCCAAGATTAAGCGTACTGTGGGAGGTTGGGATTTGCATGTTCGAAGAAGGCAGGCATACGAGCCCGCCGTGTGTCAGAGAGTTCGGGTGCTTTGCCTTCGTACATCAGGCGATCACTGGCATCCAACCAAAAGTTCTTGGAGAGATACTTATCAGAGTTTGATGCCTTCAGTGGTTGCATCACCCAGTTGATAGTTGCCTTACGCAGTTTGTCAAGAGAAGGACTGATGGTAAGCCCCAACTCACGACAAACAAGGCTATTGGCAGCAACGTGTACTTGTTCATCACGGCTGATATCTGCACTCACTGTTCGGAGACCAGCGTCACCATTAAACCGAAACAACGGCAGTAGTACGAAGAAAACTGCACGTTCGGCCACCAATGCTTTGAGTACCGTGTGATCAGGATGCGCCGTCCACGCCTCTCTAATTCTCTTGGCTTCTTCCTCAGCCTTCGGATCAACCCCGAGAGCATTGGCAATGTAACCGAGAGCCAGGTCGTGGTTCTCTTCATCCTTGATATTGGATCGCAGTAGCTCTTGCGATAGCTCTGGAATCTCATCAATGGCAGATTCAATGAAGTCACCAACCGGAAGTTCCATGTGACGCATTGCCAAGGCGCGATAGATTGTTTCCTCCGCACCTTCCTTTACCTTTCCTGCGGTGGTCTGAACTGGAGTCCAGGTCCGCTTTCGTTGTTGTAGTTTTTCGTAGGGGTTCATTCGCCGCAGTTACAATCAGGAGCCGAGTTAAGGATTGAATCCAAGTAGTCATCGACCTCAGCTTCATCCAGTGCTGCGTATGCGCTGGATTTATCCTGAACGTCGCCCATTACTTGGAGTGAGTAATAGAGAGAAGTTTGGGGGCTATCCAGCCACTCTTCAATAAAGGCTTCGTCGTAGGTGATCACGTCGGACCAACTGTTAAACGAATACCCATGAAGAAGTCCCGTCTTATCAAGCATTGAAACAATGCCGTTCACCACAT